CCTGAGCAGCACCACAGTCAGAAGTGTCCACCTCACCCTCCACTGCGCATTTGAGAGGGCGGTGAAAGAGCGGCTGATCCCACGCAACCCCACCGATGACTGCATCGCTCCGAAAGTGCAGAAGGTGGAAATGAAGACACTCTTGCCAGAGCAACTGAAGTCCTACCTGGACGCCGCCAACGCTAGAGGAGTACTTCCCATGTTCTATCTGGAGCTGGTCAGCGGACTGAGGAAAGGCGAACTGGTGGCGCTCCTTTGGAGCGACCTGGACGTGGCACACAAGACGATTTCCGTCAGCAAGCAGTACGTCCGCAACCCCAGCGGGGAGGTAATGCTCTCCAGGCCAAAGACGGAAACTTCGGTGCGGCAGGTGTCCATCCCGCAGGACGCGGTCGATCTGCTGATTCAGGAACACAGCAAGCACCCGGACAACCAGTATATGTTCCTCTCGCCAGTGACCGGAGAGATGTACCACCCTGACTCGGTGGTGAAACTCCATGAGAAAATACTGAAAGACGCAGGGCTGGAGCACATCAGATTTCACGACCTCCGTCACACTTTCGCAACCCTGGCCCTCCAGAACGGCGTGGACGTGAAAACGGTCAGCAGTATGCTGGGGCACTACGATGCAGGCTTCACCCTCCGCACCTACACCCACGCCACTCGGCAGCAACAGAACCGAGCGGCAGAGACAATAGGAAATTTCATGGCGCAGGTCATGTAAACCCATCGTAAGAGATACAAAAATGCCAGACAGGAAAGCAAAACTTCCTGTCTGGCACTCTCTGTCCCTCTCCGGACATTTCGGCGTGTGGGTCACGGTGTGGGTCAAGGAAAAGCCGCAAAAATAAACTCGTCTAAAAAGTTGTGAAAGCAAAGGAAATCCCGCCAGAATCAGCTGATTCCAGCGGGATTTTGGAGCTGCTACCCAGATTTGAACTGGGGACCTCATCCTTACCAACTGTCTTAGCCATGTTTGGTGTATTTTAGTGAACCTCTGTAATCCTTGTGTAGCAAGGGTTTCGGGGTTTTTATCTTTTGTGTACCTTCTTCAATTTTGCCAGTTTTAGCGTCCATGGACGCTAAATGGACGCTAAAATCAGGGCCGCCCCACGCGCTGGAGCAGCCCCGAAAAAAGTATATCGAATACCGATATTTTCTAACAAATTCAAGCGGAATAAAATCATAGCCGCTATACTGTATCGCAAAGGAGCGTGGCTATGGTTAGGATTTTACTGTCAACCCGACTTGGCGAACGACGGTTGACACAAGCAGACCTTGCCCGGATGACGGGGATACGCCCCAACACAATCAGCGAGCTTTACAATGAGGTTGCTACCCGTATAAGCCTGGATCATATAGACTTGATCTGCGAGGCCCTGGGCTGTGACCTTACTGACCTGATTATGCTGGTGCCAAACAGCGAGCCACGGGTGAAGACCCGAACCGGCACCCCCCGCTCCAAGGGCGAGGATTGACCTTGCTTCTTGACCCCGGATGTGAAAGCGTCCGGGGATTTTTTATGCCCTTTTCAAATTCGTAACCGATTGGGAATTTCAATCCTTGGAATCTTCCCAGGCCTCCCCATGCTCCTCCATGAACTTTTCCATAGCAGCCATGAAAACCGCATTCGGTGATGTACCGTTCTTTTTGCAAGCAATCTTAAAATGTTCTGCCTTGTCCTTGCGGACTTTGCAACCTAGCACGGTCATGTTGGCGGCATCCCACTTATTATTTGCCTTGCGCTTTGATTCAGACAATGCCATAAAATCACCTCGTCCTTATTATATCTAAAATTGCACGGTTTAACAATGTATAAAATCAACAAATACACGGTTAAACTTTTGTGCATTCCATCACTTGCCTACACTGTTCAACCGTGCTATAATAGCACTCGTAAGGCAGGGGCGGCCAGCCCCTTACGGAAGGAGGGAGGACATGGACGAGATGGCCACCAACACGGAGTACATCCTGCGGATGGTGCTTGAGCTAATTGACAAGTGCAAGACGCTGGAAGAACTCCGGGAAGCAGTCAAGGCAGTGCTTGACGAGGCCAAATAAAAAGGGCGGCGGGGCCACCTAGCAAGTAACCCGCCACCCAACCCACAAGGGGCGACCGGGAGCCTTACCCCGGCCGCCTCCATGATAACAAAGTAAGGCACAAAAATCAAGGAGGTTTTTTATTATGATGTTGTCCGAGTTTGTGGAGCGCACCGGCTTTGAGCCTCTGCCCTTCGAGTATGAGAAGATCGAGGCAGCCTACTACGATTTCGACGGCGGCAAGGACGCTTTCTGCAAGGCCTTTGTCGAGGGCGACGGTGAGCGGAAGATTTACCAGGCCCGGGCCGCCGAGATCGACCGGCTGAACGGCAAGATCCTGGAGATGGACAAGACCGCCAAGAAAGACGGCGAAGAGTACGAGCGCCGGTTAGCTGACCTTCAGGCCCAACTTGACCGGGAACTGGAATGGAAGCCCAGCGAGGGCACCGGCACCAACATGAGCCAGAGCGACTACGAGACATTGGCGGCTCTCTGTGATGGTACCCATGGTGCCCCCCACGAAATGACCGATGACGAAGCCAGAGCACTAATCGCTTCCGAATTCGGCTTTGCGGTTGAAAAAGTCGTGATTATCCATGTTGTCCACGCCTATGAGGTCAACAAGCACTGTCAGCTGCGGAAGTCCGCCGAGTATATCCGCCGCCCCATGTACGACGTCAGCGATTATAACTACGTCCGCTTTGACGTGGATTGTGGGCATATGACCTGGATGTATGAGATGGTCAACGGTGAGTTGAAGACCTACGACTGCTAATCCGTGGCCCGCCCCGGAGGTTACGAGGGCAGAAAGGAAAATGTTATGGCAAAGAGAAAGTCCGAACCCGTCATTACTCACACCGAGATCTACTCCCGCGCAATCAGCACCATTTTGTCTGAAATCAAGTCTTGGGAAGATCGCTGTGAGGGATTTCCGCAGGAGCAAAAAGAGGATATGGTGAGCAGAGCCACCGCCCATCTGCTTCCCAAATTGGATGCACTGAAAGAAATGTACCGCTTAGAGTGCGGAGACGAGTACGTCTAAGCCGAAACGCCCTCCGGGGCGTCCGCCGGAGATCGCCTCCCGGCGCTGATGATGGCAGGCGAGAAAGGAGACCAGAAATGTACTACGTTTACTGCCGACACTTAGGTACAGGCCGTGAGTCTTTCGTCAATTTATACGATACCGAAAAAGACGCAGTGTCCAAGATTGCGAGTTGCTATGCGATTGATTCACAGACGTGCCAGCAAGGTGAGTATTACTATTTCTTGATGAAACACTAGCCGAAACGGGCCTCTGGCCCGTCGCCGGGAACCGCCCTACCCGGCCTGATGATGGCAGGGCAGAAAGGATAACACCATGAGAAGACGGAGCAAGCGCACGACGGTATGGGCCTATCTGGACGGGAAAAAGTTGGTTGATGTAGTCTGGGCGGCCCTCGACAATAACATGATGGTGGACGATATGAAGGCCATACTGATCCGGGAGAACCCCGGCCATGAAGTCACCTTTAAGGTGCAGTAAAAGAGGAGGTTTCAATCATGCCGAGAATGCAGAACGAGAAGGGCGAGGCCCTGTACTACAACGTGATTATGAAGAACGGGAAAATCCAATATGCCCTCAAAGCCATTGGTGACACGGTGATCCTGGGCCGGGACCGGCAGAAACGCAAATACCGGGCCTTTGCCCAGGAGGCCCAGGCCGAGCGGTACCTTCAGCGGTATGGGTTCACCAGTGCAATCTACTGAGTGGCAGAACAAGCCGTAGCGGTGTCCTCCCCCCATAACGGGGCCAGGGCACCGCTCTTTTTCTGCCCGGCAAATCACACGGCAGGCCCCAGGCCCCTGTAGGTTTTTCCCAACGGGAAAAACAGGGACGTTTGTGAGGTGGGGAGGGTAATTACACTCCCACACCGTGACGGCCCTTCTGGGGCCGTTTCTGGCCCGTATAGGCGGTATAAAGAAAAGCCCCCGTTACGCTGATTGGCGCAACGGGGGCTATCATCATATCGGAGGGCTGTTTTCGTTGTTGGTATAGTCCTGGACAAAGCCGGCCGCCTGGGCGGCCGCATACTTTACCCCTTCACCGTGGGCACTGGTGTTCTCCGCCCGGTTCTTCTCCACAATTCGGGAGAGGACTATGGACAGGGCGGTACCAATGGGGGTAAATACCACCGTCCAACAGGCCAGGGCACCCGTGTACTGATACTTGATACTCAGCACGGCCAGCACAAAGCCCCCTGCAAGGCCCAGGGCGAGGATGAATACCAGAATATACCCCAGGCGGTCAGTGTTGCCCATGCGCCGCCGTGGGGCTGCCCTGGGCTGCTCCCGCTTACCCCTGCCCATTATTCAAGCCCGTACTTTTGGGCAAACCGATAGAGCACCTGCGCACACTGCTCCCGGGTCAGAAAGTCCTCCCACATGAAGTTGGGCGTACCGTCCGGGACGGTACCGCTACCGGCAAAAATGCCCTGGTCGATGGCGAACTGCCGGGCCGCCCGGCTCCACTCGCCGCTGTCATTGTCCCGCAGCTCCTGACGGTACTGCTGCATAGCTGTAGCAAACATCTTGTTGAACTTCTCTTGATCCATGTCCTCGTCCTCCTGTCCAATCGTTCCGTTGTTGTACTCCCGGGCATCGACCACCCAATAATAGGCGGCCTCATTGCGGAAGGTGGCCGGGTCACCATTCAGCCGCTTATCCTTGGTGCTGGCCGGGTCATTGATACGGATTTTATCATCTGCCCACCAGACCACCACAAAATGACCGCCGCCGGTCCAGGTGCCTTTCTTCATCAGGGCAATCAGGTAATAGCCCTGTTTCAGATACTCCAGAGCCTGGTCGTGGACTTTGGCCTTGGGATTGTGATAGCCGTTGGTCCAGGACAGTTGCCAACACTTGATACCGAACTCCGCGAACTGGGGAGCAAAGTAGGAGTAATAGGTGCCGGCCTTGAGAGCCTTGTAGCCGTGAGCGATAGACCATGCACAGGCATCCTCCGGGGTATAGGTCTTGCCAGTCAGCGTCTCAATAAGCATAGCCGCCGCCGTAGGACCACACCCGGAGTCGCCAATGGTGGCCGTTTCACCGGGCACTCTGTACGGCTTGTTCTTCCACCGGGGATCCGTCTGGAGATAGCTGACAGGCTTTTTATTCATTGCCGCCACCCTCTCCGTTTACGTGGGCCTTGACGGCCTGGTTTGTTTTCAGCATTTCTCTCATTTCCTCCAGGGCATCGTCCACCATGGAGGAAAACAGGTCAAAGGGGACGATCCGGGCCAGCCACGGAAAACGGGTTACGAACAGGTCATAGACCTGGCGGAGCTTTAATTTGCCGGTGCCGCCGCCTAGCTCCTTTTCCGCCTCAGTGACAGCCCACAGCAGCCACTCACGGACTTTTGCCAGCTGGGCCTCGCTGGGCAGGTTGAAATAGCGGTAAATATACCAGGTAGCCATCCCCAGGACGGCGGCCAGGGCCAGGATGATGTACCAATTATTGACGATAATTTCCATGATGTTCTCCTTTCAGTCAGTCGGGTTTGTGAAATTGTTCCAGGTCATCAATACGGTGGTTGGCAACCCGGATTTTTTCCTCTTGCAGCTCTGTGCGTTCCTCCAGCTTGTAGGTGCGCTCGATCAGATTGTTGTGGGCCTGCACCCGCTTCTCCAACTGCTCCAGCCGATAGCTGGTCAACTTGGAGGAGGTCAGAATACCGACTAGGGAACCGACCGCAGACCCAGCAAGGCCAATCAGCGCCACGACAATGGCCTCCATGCCCTTTACCCCCTTTCTGTGAATTTGAGGCTGTCAGCATATAAAAAGGCGGGGCGCACCCGGCGCCTCGCCTTGCCTCTGAAATTCGTAACCGCTTGGGAATTTCACCTTGCCCCAATCAGTGCGGCTATATGCTGAAGGTCGCAGACGGGAGCATTGAAAAAATCATAGCTCCATATCCAATGATCTTCATGCTCGGGCCGCCGATACCGCTGGCACAAGGAATTTTCCCATACCTTATCCCAACGGGCTTGACAGTTATTTTGCTTATTTTTCGGCCGCAAGCGGGTCAGGATGGCCGTCACCAGCGCCCCCCGCTCCCGCCCCTGGCCGTCATCATCCTGGGAAAAGAAGTCGAAGGCATTCTGGCAGGTGGTGGTACACAACTGCTTTCCTTGCCAATAAAGAAAACCGTCCCGGACTTCCAGAACGGCCCCATATGGGATATTCACTTGACCGCTTATGCTGTCAAATCGTGCCCGGCGGTGGGCGATGTACCTCTTGTGATCCACCGCTTACGCCTCCTTGGGGGCCAGCATCCCGACCAGCTCGGTATACTCCGCCTCGGAGATTTTGCTCGCAGCGTAGAACACATCCAGCTTGGCTTCCATGCCCTCAGTCTGGCCGCGCTCGATCATGCGCTTCAAAGTCCGATACAGCATCCTTTTCACCTCCCGTTCATTACTCAGGTTTCATCCGTCAGGCCCAGCTCCAGCAGGGTCAGACGGTATTCCTGGTCCACGATCATCCCGTCAGCGTCCTCCGCCGCCAGCTTGGCGGCCTGAATCTCCGCCCCGGCGTCGGTCTCCTCCAGCATGACGGTTTCCATATCCTCCATGCCCTCCCGGCCCAGCAGATGGTAGGCCGTTCCGGCAAAGACAATGCCCGAAGCCTCCGGCTCCGGGCAAAGGTTGAAGCAGCCATTATCGACCTGCTTGATGTAGTTGGGAGCCTCGGTCATGCCGAGGCACACCCCGTCTCGGGTGACTTTATACATTTTGCACCTCCAAAAAAGATCGCATGATACAGCCGCCGTAAGCGGAGCAGGCGACCATGGTCGTTGAAATTGCGGTAGTATGCGCTCTGGCATTCCATGTACTGCTCAATGTCCTTGAAATCCCGTTTCCCGGCCTTAAATTCCCGATAGAACAGTTTCAGCTTTCGACGGGCACGCTTAATCCCGTCCCGGCTCCCGTTGACCTTGATTTTTCCGGTTTCCGTCAGGGTAAACCGGGCCTTGCAGAACCGAAACGGCTTTGTCAGCGGGATCACCTTGCACTTGCGCTTATTCACCCGGATACCGATAGCCTCAAACCGCCGCACCAATTCACGGGCCAGTTCCTTCAGCTGTTCAATATCGGGGAGGATGACGTAATAGTCATCCATGTAATGACCGGCACAATGCACCCCTGCCTGACACTTGATGAAGTTATCCACGGCGCTGGGCAGGGCAACCATTTCTTGTTGCGACGGCTCCACGCCCAGCGGCATCCCCCGCCCTGGCGTGGGACAGGGAGAATTTTGGATAATGGTGTCCGCTATCTGGCGCAGGTCGGGATTGAGAATTAGCTGCTGATGTCGCTGGTAAATGGTCTGATGGGGAGCAAAGGGGAAAAACTTCTTCAAGTCCAGCAGCAAGACAGCCCCCTCCCGGCCATGCCGACGGAAATGCCATGCCAACTGTTGCTTTATACGCTTGAAACAATGGTGGAGGCCCATGCCCCTACGGCTGGCCCCGTTGTCATAGATCATGCCCGGAGTATAGAGGGGGACTAAGACCTCGTTGCTATGGTTCTTTTCAATCTGCCGGTCTGCAATACGGGGAGCGTCAATCGGACGCACTTTGCCCCGTTCCCGCAGGGTGAAGTGTGACCCCTTTTGAGGTTTCCACTTCCCCGCCAGAAGTTCCCGCCGCCGCCGGGCCGTCCCGGAGAACAGGTGCATCTCAAAGTTTTGGACGCTCTGTTTCCAACGGACTCCGTTGCAGCATTTCTTTCCATAGCGGAACATCTTGCGGTAGCTGAATACCTGGTCAACAGAACCGAGTGCATCACTCCGGGCCTGTCTTCGCTCCTGTCGCCTTGCCTGGCGGCGCTGATACCGCGCCTCCCGGCGCTCCTCGCTTGTCATAAAAAGTATTCGCTCCTTCGTACAGATACCTTGTAGGGTGCCGTCTAATCTGCTTTGCCCCGGCACATGAAACGGGGTGAGGCACGTCCCCCGCCATGCAAGCAGCGTCCGTGCAAGGGCATCAAAGGGCAGTTTTAGGGATTGGGTACCCAGGGCAGTATATCTCCTTTTGCTTCGGTCGTCTTTCACCTGGGCGGGATAAATCCCGCCCTGCTACTCCATTTGACCTAGCATAGCAAAATCCGGGCGCCACCGCCGCCGACCACGAGGCATTGTTGTTGTTGTAGTTGCCGTTGTTGTTGATTTCGCAGAAATTGTTATTGTTGTTGTAGTAGGGGGAACGGAGCCACACCCACACGGCCACAGATCGGTTCTCAGATATACACCCAATAGAGGTTACTTTGGGGCCTGTCTCTGCCCCAGGCTTTTGACAGCGCCTTTCAGAAGTTCATTCTCCCGGTCAATCAAATCTCCCAGGCTCTGCGCCATCTTATCCAGCTTGGCGGTTGCGTCGCTGGCGCTGACTGACTTCCCCTTGCTTGTAGTAAAAGCCCCTTCCGGGTTTTGGCTCATTACGTCATAGCAGAGGGTCAGACGCACATCCAGGGCCATCAAGGAGGCCCTGGCCTCTAGTAGATGGGCCTTGCGGATGGAAATGCGCTGTGGGTCAGACGGAAAAATACTGTTTGCCTTTTCCGCATGATCTAGGACTTCCCCGGACAGTTTTGCCACAGGCTCTTGGAGCATCCGGGCATACCGGGCAGATAACCGGGTCAGAAAGTTCAGCGTTTCCACATGAATTTGATACGCCACGTTGATAAACTCCGCCTTGCTGACGGCGCGTTTCTGCTTTAGGACCGACATAAATTCACCTCTTTTTCGTGCGCTATCTGGCCGATTATAGCAGATTTTCCCGGACTAAAAAGCCTGTCCCCCGGATAGCGTTATAAAATATCGCTATCCAGTAGAAAAGGCCCATTTCTAAAAAATTTCGCGGGCGCTTACGCGCCCGTGATTTTTTCGGCGCTCTCCGGCCCCGGTTCCTCTATCGGGGACCGCCCGCTGTCGCGGGCGGGATTTATCCGGGATACTCTGCGGAGGATTAGACAGCAAAGCCGGGCGCCACCGC